ACGCAAGCCATCGCCCAAGATTCGGTTTGCCTGATAAAATCGATCCTATTGTTGAAATGGTAGATATGCGTGCTCTTATCACCGAAGCCATGACATTACTCCACCATAATCAATGGGCATACGACGAACAATGGCCTGCACCTTTCGATGGGGTGGTTATCAAAGAGACTTCGTGGAAGTTAGACGAGATTGATTTTTTGTTTCAGTTCGGTGAAGTATTTCATGAAGTGATGGAAGAATAACACAATCTAGTCGGTTAAATAGGAGAAAAGGATGTCTCCTATGGCTAGAAACTATCGACAAGGTAAGTATGAAGTTGTTAATCGTGATAAGTACAAAGGCGACCCAGATAAGGTTAAATTTCGATCTTCATATGAAGCCCATTGTTATGCATGGGCCGATAGGACGGAATCTGTTTTATCATGGGCGGTAGAAACTATTGTTGTCCCATATATTGACCCAGTAACAAATAAAAAACGAAGATACATTGTTGATATGTGGATGGAGTATAAAGACCGCAATGGTGACGTGAAAATCGAGTTGATTGAAATTAAGCCCAAGAATCAGTGTGTAGCCCCCAAGCGTGGTGGAAAAAGAAAAGACGTATTTGAAAATGAAATTGCCACTTATATGACGAATCAGGCCAAGTGGCAATATGCAGATCAGTATGCACGCGAGAGAGGATGGGGGTTTAGAGTAATAACCGAAGACTCAATATTCAAATGATTACTTGGTGTAAGCAACAAAACGATCAAACACTTTAACCTCAATGTTGTCGTAGACCAACCTAATCGTGATTTCGTTGGTGGTCTCTGATGACATAATAAGTTCAGAATGCTCAATCGAAGTAATGAATGCATCCCGAAGAATGTATGCCTCTGTTTCCTCTGATTGGGAGTTAAACATTTGTACTTTTAAACCAAATTTCATTTCCTTGTCATTGTGCTTTGTCAGTACATGGTCAACCTCATCTTGGTATTTCTCCCTCTGACGCATCAACTGTGCATAGAGTAACATAGACGTAATACTATTTTCATCATCTCGAAACGTAACGGTAATGGGTTCTAATTTTAGCTGGCCTGGATTGCTGTACTCATTTCCCTTGTGTTTGCTGTTAGAAACCTCAACCGTCATTGAAGGACGCGTCACTGATTTAACCTGTCGTCCTAAAAAATTTCCTGCATTTTCATCAAAATCAAAGAAAGACACCAGAAAATTATCCTGTCGTTTCTCCTGGTTGTTTCGATTTAATAAGGTATTATAGCGTTCTCTTACTGTGGGGTTGGTGCTCATAGTGGTTCATCTCCAATATCGGGTGGTAACTCACCAACCACCACTTCTTCTAGTAGAATCTGGTCGGTAAACTGATCTTGCGAGTCTTGTAGAATTTGTAGGGTGATTTGTTGTATAGAGGCACCGTCTGGGTTATACGGATAGCGAAGACGGACAGGAACCAAGAAGTTAAAGTTCATCATGACGACTTGTTGATCCATACCGAGTGGATATTGAATGTCTTTTTGAATACTTTCCAGTAGAATTTCAGTCAAATAATCACTGTTCATGGCGTTATTGTCTACCTGAATCGTGATCCTGGGGTTAAAAACTAAAAGAATTTGTTCTACGATTGAAAACATTTCGGTTTGTGAAGAAGCATACACGCTAAGTTCTAATCGCATGTTGAAGGCAGGCCCATTGATCCTCTCTACGACACGCTGGTCGTCACCGTATGTAACTGCGTCTAAATGGTGATGAGGCGTCTTGCGATCAGGATCAGGGGTTACGTCCACTAGATTAACGGCCATGATGGGGATGCGGTTGTTTTGCAAAACACCACGCCGCTGAATAACACTAGCCACTACGCGACTCATGTTACCGTAGACCACCGGTATTCGTGCTAGATGGTCTGTACCGTCACGGGCAACACCATCTTTCGTCTGGAAGCCTGAAAAGACTCGCATAAATTGTCCGATGTACTTTTCAAACTGGTTATCATAAATGTAAGGATATACCATTATATTCCCTCTTTGTTAGTATCATGTATTTACCCTTCATAAATAGTAACTATAAAACAAGGTGTACTCTCTATGGCATTTGACGATCTACTAAAAGAATCATATTTGGGCTTTGCGACGGGATCGGATGTTGATCTTAGTGATCTTCGTTTGTTGTATTATGGGCGCAAGAATATGTTCATTGCATTTACCGATGATGGTCTGTTATCGGACGAAGCCACCAGTCGTGAGATTGACAGGCCGTATGGGCTTCTTTGTCATGAACTCAATGCAGTGGTAGGTCATCGAGTTAAATCATCTGCTTTCTATATGAATGTATTGCGCATCAACACCACCCCATCGCGTACTCTATCCGATGTTCGTCGGTATTCCAATGAAGACCTATTGCGGGATTTAAACGTAGCTAAGTTATTAACCAAGATGAATGATACTGAGTGGGGTGTGTATATCAAACCTATTCTCGGTGATGTTACGATTCGATTCCCGTTCGAGAAGCTATGGTTCATTCTTCATGACCTTTCGATTAAGATTAGTAAGGATAAGTACGATAGAGTATGGGCATCATTGTTGCAGGAAATTGGGTACGACATGATCAAAGACCCTTATGGTACTGGTATGCTTGCGTTAGGAACATCGCCTGTTGTTCTGTCACTGGATGCGAGTGATCGAGATGCTGTTGATATTCTCACAGCACAGAAACGACGCTTCGATCCTCGTCGGGCTACCAGAGAAAAAGTCGAACGATTGAAGAAGAGTATGCGCAACTCACGAAAACGTATTGCTAAACGCTAAAGGAAACAAAAGTATGAGTGGGATTCGAAGAGGCAAGATTGGTGTTTATGGTGAAAAAACCCGCAGGTTCCAGCGTCGTCTTTCGGCTGAGTTATTCGGTTTAACCTTCAAAGATGCCAACATTTATCGGTATCTTGGAAGTCGTGCGAACCTTGATCCTTCGATTGATGATATACAAACCAAAGTGTTCTATGAAGTTCCTGATCGTGCTTATGACCAGAACACCGTTAATATTATGATCGGAATGGAACCGATGGGTGAATCTGCCATGGATTTCTCGCGGTTCGGTATCATTAACCCGATTGGTGATGAACAGACTTTCCGTGTGCATATGGATGATTTTGAAGGTTGTATGGGTCGTCCATTGATTTTAGGTGATGTGATGGAAATTCCTTTCTTTGAACGCGACTGTGTAAAGGCATTCTGGGAAATCACGGATGTCGACGATAAACCTTCCTATGAAAAGTTCTATTACACGATCAGGGCCAAGGTATTAACTGAGTCCAGGAAGACACGGGAAATTCCGATTGATTCAGGTAACGGTAGTTTCCTTGATGATGTCATGCAAGATTCAGACCAGCAGTATAATGAACAGGTTCCGTTTACCGGATTGGATCAACCAACCGAACCAACACAGGTAGACTATCACAATGAACAACAAAAATCTTTCTTGGATGACCCATCGAAGATTTTCAATGACGAGGATAATAACTGATGGATTTCGAAGAATTCAAAGATGACATAATGACATCACTGGGTGGAAACTTGATTGATGTTGAACTAGAAGACAAAGATATTATGCTTTGTTTTAAGAAAGCCAAACGAACCTTTCAACAGAAGGGACATAACAGTTATCGCCGTGACTTTTATCGATTGAAAGTTAACAAGTGCCAAACTCGTTATTCATTGCCTTCATCTATTCATACGATCATCAAAACAATCAAGCCGACCATTATGTTTAATAACGATGATGCGTTCGTTGTGGCAGCCTATAACTCACTTTTCAGTGGAAGCACTACTATGGGGGGTGATTGGTTGAGTTATGATCTCACCATGCAATCAGTTGAGATGTGGCGTCGTTATATGGCATTCGATGTTCAGTTTCACTATGATGAGTTCAAAAACGAAATCACCTTCCTAAAGCCACCCGAAGGTGACGTTTATTGGTTATTGGAAGTATACCACGATCTTTCGGATGAAGAATACATGGAAATTCTTTGGATTCAGAGTTGGGCCATCGCAGAAGCCAAGGTCATCATTGGAGCAGCATACCGGAAGTTCTCTCAACTCCCTGGCCCTGACGGTGCGATATCGTTGGATGGGAATAGCCTTATTCAAGAATCAAAAGATGAAAAGGCTATGCTGCTTGAAGACATTCTTAATGGTGTCGATGGAGGAAATGATTACTATGAGATTGTAATGGGTTAATCATTCTTCGTTTTCAAGTACGAAATTAATACGGTCACGTGTCTTATAGTGGCCGTTTTCTAATAAGCGCGTCATGTTCTCCCTTCCTACTGGGTTCGATGTTACAATCTGTACTCTACGCGGTAACAATCCATGATCAAATGCCCAACACATGACATCATACCCGGTGTCTAATACATTTCCTAGATCATCCGTTCCTAGGTCATGGTCGAAACACACACACAATCCCAGCCTCCGATCTCCAATAGTTTCTTTCCTGCCTCTGCCGTTCTGGCAATGACATCAACATCCAAATCACGTACATCGTCAATTAATAACCACATAGTATGTTATTCCTCGTATGAATAGAAGATATGGTTCTCGAACCTAAACTCTTCGGTTAGTTTACTGTAGTCCCAATCCGGCTTGATATGATCTCCATGGTAGAGTAACACATTCTTGAGCATAGGACTATTGGTAGATGTTAACACCGCGTAGGCGGCATGTCTAGCCTGTTCTCGCGCTCCCTTTTCCGAAAGACGATAGGCACCACTACGAAACTTATGGTAATATTCCCACTGGTGTGGCTGAGTTTCTACCGCACAAAATGTGTCAGGGAAACGGTCATCCAGTACACGGTTTTTCGCAACAGCAAGGACAGTTATCATCCCATGAAACCCAAGACTTCTTGCTTCAAAGTAAGCAATACGTGTGGCGCATTTCATCTCAACGGGTAGTGGTGCTTCCAGTATCAATGCTTCTATCATTTACTAATCCATTCATCGAAAGGAAACATGTGGTATCATAACACATGTTTCCTGTATGTGTTATGTGATTTCTACAAAGTCACCATATCCATAAACCGACTGGTCTTGCGATGGGCAATCGTCAACAACCGATAGTACAGTGATAATTCTTCGTGTTCTTCCTCGGTTACGTGATTCATCATTGCCTCACGGAAAATCTCAACCTGACGATCACGGTTTAACGATTGAGACGTCATTAAGAACACCACCGCAGCATCCATGACCGATGCAGTGTCACTAACAAACACGGTGTACCCTCGATCCTGTGCCTGATCAACCGCAACACGACGACCCACATAACGACTGAATTGGTCTGCTGGTTGACATACACTCCAACTTACGTACCAAAAGCTCCCTTCTTTGCTAAGGTGATCAACATCACCCATGCGTTCTGCCATTAATGTTACTGAAGCCACACCAACATCGGGAAGATGGAAGTGTCGGAATTTGCGGAATTTGCGGAATGGTTCATTCATTAATATTCTCCTTTTTGAATAAAAGTTATTCTACGATATTTTACATAGTGATGCAAGTTCATTGATGAGATCATTACATTCTACGGCCTGTTGTTTGGATATAATTCGCCCAGTGGCCGTGATAGATGCTGCAATGCGAGGATCATATAACCGGAAGTGGCGATTACCGATACACCCATAAAGACTATTACACCGAATCTTCGTTACGGATTGAAGAAGATTGTAGAGTTCACCAAGTGCATTGTCATTGGATACAAATGCTTCCTTCATCAATCCCTTCTGGTTGACCCTGGTCTGGAAGGTGTGTTGTACGAATTCACTCAACAGACCCAGCGACCCATCAAATATTGTCCCATAACCACTGATGGTGTATCCCGCCTCATGAATGATATCGTTCATCTCGTGTGCAGGCAGTGTGATCTGTGACTTATCAGACTCTACCGTTATGGTCACGAGATCATCCGAGCGCGACATAATTCTAACATAGTCATCGCTTGTGTCTTCGCATTGCATCAATAGGGTTTCAGATGACAATCCTAAAAGTATCATACAAGACGGATACAATGCTGTTAGATCGACGGTAAAGACATGCCCATGGCGTCCGCTGATAGTGGTATATACAATGGCCCCCTCAAATTCTTCGGCTTCTACATCGCGCTTGTTGGGCAGCACAATGTTATTCTTTTCTCGACAAAACGATATAAACCCGTGCTCAATAGGTTTAACACTCCCCGTTGCGTCAGTTAAAAGAACACATGACTCTCGCGCATAGGCCACCGCCATGCGAATAATCTGTTTCTTCTTCTCTAGCATTTTCAACAAACGAGAGTCATGCAAAGAGTAATCATAGAATTTGTTAGGATTTCCCCTGGACAAGTCACCTAGGTTCTTCTCGTCAAAACACAGCTTCTCTTCACCGAGTTCCATTTCAGAAATGGCATCCAGGCTGAAGCTTGGTTTCTCCCCTGGGACGAATTTTTTATAGAGTTCCATCATATCCATATGCACACGACCCCGTAATTTCCAACTCCACACTTCTTGGTCGTATTTGTTTACATATTCTCGTTTCTGGGCGCGAATCCCCTCACGACAAAGCATCCATTCACCATCATCACCAAAGTTGACCAACAGCCTTTCCATCATGTAGGGCAGGTCGAACCCATCACCGTTCCATGCTGTCATGATGTCTATGTCTTCTATGTACGAGCAGAACTCAAGCAACATATCGCGTTCACTGGCACTCCAATAGACATCAACGGGGTATCCTTCGCGGTTGTCTCTTACATCAATGACTCCTTTAAGTTTCTTTGGGATGAACATCATGTAACGCTGTTTCTTCTCATGGAACGTCGAGATAGCATTGATCTCCATGAACGGGTCTTTGATGCTGGAATATCCTTTCCCAAGGCGAAGATCAACATCAACCTCAATATCATATTCGAGTAAGTTATAAGCTGAGTTTTGATTGGCTCCCGTAAAATTATCAATCAAATAACGATACACTGGACTGATATCAGACTCACATACGTAGCTACGGTTCTTCGCATATTCTTTCATTTCTTTGTGATTACTGAAATACACCTTACGCATCGATTGGTTATGAATATCACGATACTCGAACGTCTGTTCTTTATCAGGAACAAAACAGTAGAGGTAATCACTCAATGGTTCTCGTCGAGTTTCCAATTCACCGTTTTCTTTGCGTACCCAGCAGACGAGTTCTAACCCATCCTGACATGCGTCTATATATGATTCTGCCATAGTTTCTCCATTAAAAAGGCAACCACAATGGGTTGCCTTTTAGTCTACTCTTTAATATTCTTCGGATCAAGAAGAAACGGGTGCACTATCATCAGAGGAAGAACGATTGCAGTTATTCTTCAATAACTCATTGAGTTCAGCAATGGCTTCGTGTTTCTCGATTGCCTTGGTTGATTTCTCTTCAAAGCGCTCATTAACAAGAGCATTAAAATCACTGGTCTTTAGCGCAAGTTCTTCTTTGGCGCGTGTTGCAATATCACTGCGCAGGTCTTTTTCGGCGGATGAACGAATATGACTATCAACCGCTTCTTCAACCATGTTGTTGAGTTTGGTTTGATCAGCGGGTGAACTCGGTACGATAAAATCAGTCATTGAAGTATTCCTTTAAAACATTATGTAGGTTGATTTGGTTTAGTGCTTCTTCATACCAGTGGGCATGATGTTCTGTGTGTTTATGCTTGTTCATGCTGTAATTGCCTCACCATTCCTTCAATTTGGATAACATCGTCGTATACGTACACATTAGGAAACCACTGAAAGCCATACCGTTCAATATGATTCACTGTATGTGCAATATCTTTCTCTAGTGCTCTTGTCGCGTATGTTGTGCGACATGCGTGTAATTGTGATAACACACGATTAAATCGAACCTCGAGTGGCTTAGAGCGGTTTTGTTGCTTGTTACGAGAGAAATGAGCCATTGTATCTGAATCCTTATAAAAAGGAAGACCGATTCTTCCCTTTGGTGTTTAAAACAACATTCGTTGTTGGTTATCTGTTTATTTGCGGTTGTTCTTCATTGCAAGCAAACGCTCACGCGCTGACATTTTTGGTTGTTCTTCTTCACTACCCGAAGATTCTTCACTGGATGCTTGTTGATCTTCTTGCGTGTCCCACGCAGGCTCGTCGGCTTCCACTTCTTGCTTGTCGGATGCTGCTTCCTGTTTGGCCTTTTCGCGGACTTCATCTAGCTTACTGGATGAGTTACCACCACGCAAGGGCTTGTCGTCTTCTTCTGCGTTACCTGATGAACGAGAAGGAGAAGAAATACCAACTTTCTTCAGTGCTTCTGCATACAGATCTTCGGCTTTCTCTAACCAAGCAACAACTTCTTCGGTCGTAGTGTTGTTTGGGATGGAGTCTAGTGTGCTGAAGTCGTACTGATCCGCCACTGCATCTTCTAGGTATTCCAGTTCTTCGTCGGTTACTTTGGAACGTTCGAAGTAGCTGTTTTCGTAAGAAGCAAAACCACCACCATTCGATGTTTTCTTGATTACAAAAGGAATCTCACAAATTTCATCTTCAGAGATTTGGCCTTCGGAGATTTGGTTCTTGATGATGTTCTCAATCGCATAGGGTAACTCAAACAACTTGATTTCGTTGTTCTTATCATCCTTTTGGATTTCGAAAGGACTGTCCAGCACGACACACGTAGTAAGTGTGATGTCTTTGGGCATCCATTTCTTTCCTTCTTCTTTCAACTCTTTGCTGTTGGTTTCTTTGGCTTCTGCAAAGAGGTCAAATCCTTTCTGACATGCAGGGCAGTCTTCACTAGACGAACGATAGCTACAGTTAACGACACCTGCACCACGAATCATTTGGTCTTTTCCTTCGCGGTTTTTAACTTTCAGTTTCGGGCCATGAATGCCGTACTTCGTCCAGAACTGGCCGTTGGTATCAGGGATGAAAAGAATCTTCATCTTCTGGCCTTCTTTGAGATCGAAGTAGTTTAGTTTGCGACGATCACCGCCTTTGGAATTCTCGGCAGCAATATCTTTTGCTAGGTTTTGGGTAATCTTCGTTTTAAGATTAGGAATAGCCATAATAGTCTTTTACCTGTTCATTTTAAGGGTTGGTGTTGCTCTGTGATTATCGAGCGGGTTATTTATTACGATGCCATCGGCAAAATCATTGCACTAAACAGCACTAGATCAAAATTTGCAATACCGTGTTGGTCGATGGTAAACACTGACTTCCCATCAGGTGAAACACCCGCCGCTTTGTTCATCACGGTTTGAAAAGGCAGTACTTCCCACACACCACGTTCTGTTTCGATGTTTACATCTTCAATTTCCTCGTTGAAAGAATCATCTTCACCATCAGAGATTACGATTCGAAGATAACCACCGTCTCCATGAACACTTATTGTACGCTCTTCTTTGTTCCCTGTAAAGGCCATTGCGGCAATTGCTTTGCCTAAATTTTTCACATAATCAGATTCAAACGTAATAGCATCCGACTGAATGCTAGCGGGAGCAGCTTTAGGAGCACTGATATTCGTCGGTTTAGCAAAACGGAAAGATGCTTTGCGTCGTCCCTGTTTGATCACTACATCTTTGATCATACCATTATTTTCGGTGAATCCGGCTGTTGATTTTTCAATATCAAACAGATTGAGACGGGACAATAGGCCACGAACCGAATGAATGCCCATCGGTGCATCGGTGACAACCGCGTCAATACGATCAAATACAATGATACTTCCGTCGCTATGAGCGGCACGAATCAATGTTTTATCACCATCTGGCTCAATGATGGCTTCTGCAATACCGATAGACTGTAGAGTCTCTAGGATTTGTTTAAGTTCTGCTAGCATAATAAAATATCACTCGGGTAGTTGGGTTACAGTAACACCGTGACTGCGAAGATAATCTACTCCGTCTGTCATTCGGTAGGTGTGTCTATAGTAAACGATGGATACACCCGCGTCAACTATTTCATGCGCACACATCAAACATGGTGCATGGCTGACGAACAATGTAGAACCAGTTGATGTGTCGTTGGTCATCCGTAGTTTATTAAGACAGTTGATTTCTGCATGGTTTACTTCAGTGCGAGTAACACCATTAAGTTCACACACATTGGTTTCAAACCCAGCGGGTGTACCATTACACCCACAGGCAATTGGTGCACCATTCTTCACCAGAAGAGCACCAACTTTAAGCCGTTCACATGCAGAGGTAAGGCCGAATCGTTCGGCCATGTCCATGTATGCAAGTATATATTTGTCTTTCATTGGTTATAGCCCAAGCATTGAGAAAATTTTAGCACTGTCATCGGCTTCTTGTTTGTCTTTACGGCTTTCAACAATACGCGGAAGATAGAAACTGAATTGTCCTTTCTTCTCTGATACATCATGAATACGACACGTTTGAATAGACCCAATGAAATGCTCAGGAGGCATCAGTCGGTCTTCGTCTGAAAGACCAGAACCAACACCGCCCGTAATCATACCATCACTGGTGGTTACAATCAAAGAACCAATGTGTCCTTCTTTCTTTTTATGTGGAGTAACCCCGATTACTTCTACATCCACTTCAACTTCTCGTTTGAGTTTACACCAGTGCTTAGAGCGCTTGTTCTCATATGGGTGATTTAGAGTCTTGACCATAATGCCTTCTTTGCGAGCAAGAACTGCCGATTCGTATAAGGCATCCACTTCTTCTCGCGCATGACAAACCGTCATAGGAACCTGTTTTAATTCAACAATCGATGATAAATCCCTCATGGTTTCTGTTAGATGGTCAGTGCGTTTAGGGTACGGAGTGTCATCACCATCCATGATAGCAGTGATCGTTGCTTGATCGAATACATAGAAAACCGCCCGTGCTTCCATTTCACCCGTATTTGAACCGTTCAGTGACCGATTGGCGATCCCGTTGGTGATTGCTCGTGGTAATGGTTTTCCTTCTTCGTCACTGAATACAAGTTCGGTGTCTAGGATGAAGTCATCATTTTGGCCATAATTTGCCTCAATTCTTTTCTTCAAAGAAGCAAAACCAGGGTAGATATTTCCGTTTGACGAGAAAATTGTTACCTTGCCGCATTCAACGAAAATCAAACACCGTGTACCATCTAGCTTATCCTGTACACATAACGGGTACGTCATCTTGTCTAGGTGACTTCGTTCTTCGCCTTTCATCGGTTGAAAAATAGGGATCAACTGCTTCCCGACTAATTTATTGATCGACGATGCTCCAACACCACACCTCAGGTCTTTTGCTACTACAGACGACCAGAAGAATGCACGAGCATCCTTATCAATGCCAACCAAATCAGCCACATACTGAAGAGTGGATTTGATGTTAGCACGCGAAACAGTCACATCACAGGATGCCAGCAACCCAGCAACCTCAGCATCCGTATAGAGTTCTGTTCGATCAGTGGTTGGTTGTGGGAGTGATGATGCGTTAAAAACAATGAAAGGGTTCATTGCTGCATAAAAACACTCTTCTAGCCCAGGCGTCGTGTTCCATGCGTCTGCCAGGATAGACATTTTTTCTTTCTTTCCTGCGGTGCCTTTCAATTGGTTAATCGTTGATTCAATGCTCATTTTCGTTTCTTCCTTTTCGTTACTTTCTTGGATTCAAAGCCAAACAGATTCATGGTCATTTCGGCTTTCTGTGATTCTAAATCCCAACCCATTGCTGCCATGTAGTTCACGATCTTGTTATTGGCCTTCTCCCAGTTCATATTATAGTCGATGATGATATCATCCATCCACTCCGGCATCTGGTCTGTATCAATGGGGTAGGCCATATATTTTGAATCGGGGTGCTTGATATAAATTATTCCAATCTTGTCACCAGGATCGATCCTGGTGTCTTCAACACCACACATTGAGTTATAGAACATCGCAGCATTGGCCTGATATGGTATGCCTTTCTTTGACCCCGTTTCTGCTAGCTTGCGCTGGTACGTTGCTAGCGTATTACACCCACTGGGTTTGGCTATATCAGTCATTGGCTTGTCTTCGAATATCTTCTTTTCTTCTGCCACGATTTTCTTCAACCCATCGATATCATCACCCGCAAGAACAGCATCAACCATTCTTTTCAATATAGATTTTACGGCTTTTGATGTGTCAGACCGCTTCAACTCGACACCCATGATCTTCAGCTTGTCAGTTTTCTTTCCTTCTTCATTGATGACATGCATGACATACCGTTTCTTCGTTAAGAAGAACGAACAATCGGATACAATCTCGCGGTCTGTCTGAATGGTTTCTTTTCTATCGGTTGGTGCATTGAATGCTTTCATGACGAAATCAGGGAAACTCGCATTAACCATGCTGCCAATTTCATCTGCGGTTTCTACGATATGATCCTCGTCCATATCGGGTGTGACCACATCGCTCATTCGCATCATAATACTATCAGTATCACCAGCAATAGCATTATTCAAATGAGTTTTCTTGTACTCCAAAACGCCTTCGGCGTTTTTCAACCATGCCCATATTACATTATCCTCTTCAAAATCAACAAATTGTGTCATGTGTACTCTATCTCCCTGTTATATTTTCATTATATTCACCCAAACATTTCAGATAATAAATCAGCCTTGGATAATTTCTTCTTTGTTTCCTTTTCTTCGATGGCTTCGACTGCTGCGTCAACCACATCATCTTCATCATCTTCATAGATGATGGTAGGGATATCATTAGAAAAGACAAGACGTGTTGCGAACTGGTAGACACAAAACTGAATATCAATCGGGTCATACTCGAATTTCTTTTTCTTCCCACTTACAACCAATGTGATGTGGGTTTCGCTGTATGAATCGATATGCACTTGAATCGTAGGGATTCCTGTTTCTTTCAGCCCCACTGTAACCATCAACCCGATCATCCATTCTTCCATATTCTCATATAGAACATTCGTGCATGGTATTACCGTCATCCCCCGAGAATTAAGAGGGTGCCGCTTCTTCATACGTTCCAATGTGTTCATGTGTGTTTCATTCCTACAAAGAAAAAGGGACATGCGATGTCCCTTTATGATACCCGATAGTCTACTGTGATACAATTATTTCTATATCGTCAGAATAACAAAGAAAGCAATAACACGAAGAGTAGAACATCGATAGTCGCTACCGTATAAAATTCTTTTCGACTGGAATAACAGTTTTTATCGAACTGGAATTTGGTTTGAAACGGTATAGCTAGTTTGTAGGCATAATCCGTTAAGAACTCAATATACGTCATTTGGTTTTCCTTTGTGGTTTTGTATTTCTTCTTTGATTTTATGAACGAAGACACGAGACAGGACAGGAGCAGCCCCCTTCCTTTCTCGCCATGATCAATATCGCACATTATTCTACAATTTAAAAGAAAAGTTTTGTAATTTCAACAAACACAGCAATTACAAGAGGAATCAGAATGATGCCAATCACTTTCGTGGTGAATTTTGTGAAGTTTGAGTTTTCATTAACTTGTTTTTGTAAATTGTTAATGAGTATGTGGTGGTTGTTGACTTTTTCGGTCAAGTAATCGGCTTTGATGTTACTCGAACCCACCGTAGCCTCTATTTCTTTTAGATCAGAAACCACTCTTGATAATGTATCCGCGAGTGAACCGATTTCTTTTGATTGGTTAGCTAGGGTATGCTGTGTCTTTACGACTTCTCGCAATGACATGGATATCTCTTTAAGTGATTCTTGGTGAAATGATTGTGTAGCTTCCATCGCCGCCATTCTTTCTCTGACTGCATTCACCGAATCATTACCATTACTGTTATGTGGTGTGTTGGTATTAGTCATAATGAACCCTTTGAACCCTAATTTTGTACTACTATTTATATTTTTAGGTGTTTCGTTATGACACATAGCCCCCATAAAAGAGGGCTATGATAATCATTACATTAGAAGATACCGTACATAGCGATTAGCTCTGAATACCCACCGATCAATTCATCCCCATCAAAGATACAAGGAACCGAGCGCATACCCGCATCGATCACAGTCTGGCGGTGTTCTAGTTCTTTCTCGATATCGATGTATCGGTACTCCATTTCCTGTTCGTCGCAAAATTTCTTTGCTTTGACACAAAAAGGACATACTTCTTTGCCGTAAATTACCATATTAGTCATTTGATTTTCCTTTAATCCCAGTCGTCGTCAGTTAACGATTCAGTTTTTCCAATCACATACGAAGAACCCGATCCAGAAAAGAAGTCATGATTCTCATCTGAATTTGGTGATAATGCTGATAGGATGACCGAACTTACATCTGTCTGGTCACTTGAGAATAGAGGTTCCATACCTAAATTCATCATCGCTTTATTGGCGTTGTAGTGAAGAAATTTCTTCACATCTTCGGTTCTACCAATGGGGTCATACAGTGACTCGGTGTACTCTACTTCGTTATTGTACAAATCCATCAATAGATCGGTGGCCCATTGTTCGAGTTCTTCTTGTTCACTCACAGGTAGCTTGTTCATGGACTGTTGAAATTTATACCCAATATAATAACCATGGATAGCTTCATCACGAATGATAAGACGAATCAAATCAGCCGTATTCGTCAATTTTGCACGACTTGACCAGTAAAGCGGGAGATAGAACCCAGAGTAAAACAAGAACGATTCTAAGAAAACACTGGCGATCTTAATCTTGAGTGGATCACCAGACTCATACTTATCCATGATAATAGATGCTTTCTTCTGAAGGAACGGGTTCTCTTCGACCCACCGAAATGCATCATCGATCTCATGTGTAGAACACAAGGTAGAAAAGATGGAGCTATACGAGCGTGCGTGAACGGATTCCATGAAAGCAATATTTGAATACACCGCTTCTTCATGTAGCGTTACTGAATCTTTCGTGATAATGGGAGCGCCGAAGCGCCCCTGGATGGTGTCTAACATAGTCAGACCAACAAACACATGAATCGTTAATTCCTGTTCGTCTGCGGTTAGCGTTTTCCACGTCGCAATATCATTCGACAATGGAATCTTTTCAGGCAACCAGAAATTACTACACAGTCGGTTCCATACTTCTAGGTCTTTGTCGTCTTCGATGCGATTCCAATTAATCGCAGCATTTTTATTTAAATTCACAAATATCTCCTGTTTTTAAAGTTAAAGTTAAAGTGCGCAGCTTACACACTCATCAATTTCTGTTCCTGCCATAGCCAACTGACGAACGCGTATATAGTAAAGCGTCTTGATACCCTTCTTCCATGCATAAATCTGTGCTTTGTTGATATCGCGGGTAGTCGCCGTATCAGGGAAAAACAATGTTAGTGATAGCCCCTGGTCTACGTGCTTAGTGGCTGCTGCATATACATCGATTGTCTTTTCGGGGCCAATCTCATACGCATCCTTGTAGTATTCAAAGTTTTCGTCTGTTAGAAACGGTGCTGGGTAATACAAACGACCGATCTTTCCTTCTTTGCGCGTCTCGATTGGTGCCGCAATTGGGTGAATGGATGCCGTTGAGTGATTAATGTACGAAATAGACCCCGTAGGTGGCACAGCCTGAAGATTACTATGGTACAGACCGTATTGCTTAATGTCTGCTACCAAAGAAACCCAGTCGGCTTGTGAGGGAATGGTTATCCCGTATGAAGCGAACAACGCACGCGTTGATTCGTACTTGTATACATTTTCATGCTTAGTGTATTTCTCGAAGTATTCACCCGTTGCATATTGTGACCGTTCAAATCCATCAAATACTTCACCTGTTTTCTTCGCAATGTCGTTCGACGCAGCGTAGGCATGAAACGCCACCGTATAAAAATACATATCAGTGAAGTCAATTGATTCTTCCGACCCATATTCAATCAAATGACGAGCCAGGAACCCATGTAGGTTCATTTGTCCCAACCCAATCGCATGAGACTTTTTATTGCCTTGTTGGATAGATGGTACACATGCGATGTCACTCATGTTAGAGACAGCGGTTAGTGCATTAACAGCGGTGCTGACTGTCTTACGCAAATCCCCACCTTCCATTGCCATTGCGATATTCATCGACCCTAGATTACACGAAATATCCTTTCCGATTTCATCAAAAGACGAGTCAGCGTTGAAGGTAGAAGGGGAGTTAACCTGGATGATCTCGGAACAAAGATTACTTAGGTTTATATAACCATCAATCGGATTAGCTCGGTTCACTGTGTCCTGAAACATGATGTATGGATAGCCTGACTCGAATTGGAGTTCGGCTATACGCTGCAATAGATTCCGTGCATTGATTTTCTTTTTACTAATGTTGGGGTTATCCACCATTTCATAATACATGTCAGTAACCGAAATATCAGAAAACGGTTTTCCGTACTCACGTTCTACGTCATATGGAGAAAACAGATACATATCTTTGTTTTCTTTAGCCAAATCGAACGTGATGTCAGGAATCACGACTCCGGTGGATAACGTCTTGATGCGGATTTTTTCATCTGCGTTCTCACGCTTTGTATCTAAGAAGTCTAAAATATCAGGGTGATGAACATTCAGGTACACAGCACCAGCACCCACACGTGAACCCAGTTGATTGGCGTATGAGAATGCATCTTCGAACATTTTCATGATGGGGATAATACCGGATGACTGGCCTTTGATTTTCTTGATGGGAGCGCCAGTCTCGCGGATATTAGTAAGCAAGAAAGCAACACCACCGCCTCGCTTGGAAAGCTGAAGAGCAGAGGTGATCGAGCGAGCAATAGACTCCATGTTATCTTCAATACGAAGAAGGTAACAAGAAACGAGTTCTCCGCGTGAGGCACGGCCTGCATTCAAGAAAGTGGGTGTTGCAGGTTGGAAACGGCCTGAAATAATTTCCTCCATGGTAGAGAAGGCTTCGTCGATGTTTCCTTCTGCTAGGTACAAAGAAGTCATACACACACGGTCTTCATACCGCTCAAGATAACGAGCACCATCGAATGTTTTTAGTGCATAGCCAGTATAGAACTTGAAAGCCCCCACAAAGCTCTTAAAACGAAACTTCTTCGCATATGCGGCTTTAAATAATGCCTTAACGTCCACGGAGTTGTATTGATCGAGTACCTGGGCTTCGTAGTATCCTTCATCGACGAGGTATTCTAGTTTTTCTTCAAGTGAGTGAAAAAACACGGTGTTTTGATTGATATCTTCTCGGAAGTAGTGAAGTAGTGCTTCGTTGTCTTTGTGTATCTGCAATTTACCGTCAGTATCATACAACTTAAGCATTGCGTTGAGTTCAAAATGGTCGTGTGTGTTCGTCATGAATTAGTTTGCTCCGTATCTAAAAACAGTTGTGTTATTTTCTGCTGTACTTGTTGTACATCATCGGGTGTACCGAATAATTCTACACTTGCCAGATTCGGTACATTGCATTTTTCGGAAATGATCTTACCTGACAAACAAAAACCATCCCCAAAGTTTCGATTTCCTGTGCTTACAACCCCCAACATATTACCTCTATTCTTCGTATTCTTCAAGAAGTTAATGACCGCCTTTGGTACTGATCCTTTCCGACCACCACCCCCGTATGTTGGAGTTATCAACACAAAGGGAGTATCCACATCAAGGGAATCACCAATACTCAATGGTATTTGTTGTGAGTCGAAGCCTAGTTTATTGGTGAATCGTAGGGTGTTGCCAGATTTCGTAGAATAGAATACCACAGTAGGGGTCGTCATTGGATAAAATTCTCCACCTTTAAAGAAAAAACTCCCATGCTGTTATTGAACATGGGAGGTTATTTATAATAGCATATCGTTGATTAGTTACTAGATGGAGTAGAATTTTGTAACAGTCAACCACACCCTGTGGTAATGGTTGTCAGAAAACGTTGGACTTCTCTACTTCGATGAATTGCCCACCTGTACGAAAATAGAAACCATCACCTACATCAATGAAGCACTCACCAAACGAATAGAATGACTTGGCACTGATATCATCGGGGATAGTTAATTTTTCGTCTGTGGTGAGGCATCGGAAGGTTCGACCTCTCCACGCATCAGGATTAAACTCATTCCTCTTTTTTCTCATGATTCTAGTCCTTTTCGTTTGAGTTTTAATTGTAGTGCCTCTTCAAGATCACACTCATCATTATAATAACAGGGTGACTGCTCCCCGCCCTCCGGGCGAGGGTTTACGCGGGCTTTGCTAAAAAATCGAACCCATCTTCGTTTTCGGAGATTACGACATGAAAATTAGTCTCTGTGTGTGTAACATCGTAACTCATGTACCACTCGCCTTGTAAGTAGAACATATCTGGGTGAAATATATCGAAATTATCTAGTTCATCGAAAGCAATATCGGCTACGTTATCTTCAATCCATCGTGCCTTTTCGTGTTTTGATAAACCCATGGGTGATTGTACTAACCTGAGTTTTCCTGATACTGCGATTGTCTCTGACATTCTATGCACTCCCGTTAAAACGATTAGCAATGGTTTTCCATGGCTGTTCGATATCTTCGCCTGTATCAACCGCGTCCATAAAATTTTCTGGTGGCTGTTTCTGTTCACCCCATGAGTCAAACAAAGAACGAACATAGGCTTTTGAATTAAAGCAAGGGCAGCCGCGTGATGCATGTCCTGGTGCTTCGTTGTGACCAATAATGAATGCACTAGGATTTGCTTCATGAAACTCAGTCAACACCTCATAGAGTGTCCGAAACTGCCAGTCAGTGAAATTGTTCTCTACGTTGCCCCTGCTGTCCACTCCACCGACCATACAAAGACCAAAGGTAATCTTACCCTGGTGATTATTAAGACCGCCTGTGTGCGCTCCCTGGCGGTCGAATGGTCGTCCGATTTCGTAACGACCATCACGGCGGATGACTAAGTGATATCCAACGTCCGACCAGCCATTCCCATCAACATGCCATGACCGGATTTCTTCGACGCCGATATCCATGGATGGTGGTGTTGCGGCGGCATGGATAACCGCACCAGAATAAATGCTAGGGATACTAATCATTCTTCGTACTCCAAATGTAGAACCGAACTCAGTATCAATAAAAATCTTACGCTGACATCATAAGCATTTCACGCGGAAGTGCGGGGTAGTATGCATTGTATGTTAAACCAAAGTTACCCCTCAATGATGAATCAACGTCATGGAGTGAGTACAGCAGTAATTCATCGAGTGATTCTACAGAGTTTACCCCGCGCATTTCTCTACCGAAAATACTCACATATGCATCAGTGTCTAATGGGGGTCGGTTGCGTAGTATATTCATTACAGCATCCATATGGTTTTCATAGATGTGAGCATCCGCAACCGAAATGCTAACCTTGCCAGGAGCCATACCCGTCAGATCACACATAAGATACAAGAACATAGAACAAAACATAGAGTTTGTTGGAAGACCAAGCACAAGGTCTCCGCTGCGCATGTTCATTTTTAGATTCAATACACCACCAACCGGAACAAACTGGTATGAATAGTGACAGGGTGGCAATGCAGTTTCGTTTAAGTCAGCAGGATTCCATAGATTAATCAGGTGCCGACGACTATCGGGGTTGTTGCGAAGTGAATGTATCGTGTTCCATAACTGGTCTACGTGTCCGTTGAACTTACGAAACTGATAACCGTATCCTTTCCCGATGTGTCCTTCTTGTATGTGAGTCATTTTCTGTGAATCAAGGAACTCACGTGAACTGTTTCCGTCCCAAATCGATACTCTCTTTTCTTTGAGCATGTTCACATCAGTAGAACCAAGAAGCATCCACAGCAATTCAAGGTATGCTGTACGAGGAAATACCTTGCGCACTGTCAGTGCGGGGATTTTGCGCCAATTTGTGTTGTCACTTCCATTCGTGGGGTCAGATAGATCAATATCAAAATTCATATCGAAGACTTTACGACAACCAGTTCCAGTACGGTCGTCACTGCGGGCACTATTCTTCACTACACTTGCCAGTCCATCAAGGTACTGTGATTCAAAATCAATCATTCGTATTCACCCGTTGAGTTGTTCGTATTCAATCGTATCGGCTAGTTCATCACCGATCCACATCTCTACCCGCATCGTCCCACTTTTAGGCATCCTGCGTTGATAGAAATTTAACCGATCTCCGGTGTACTGACTCTCAAGCAACAAATAAGAGTTTCGATCACGCAGTAGGTTTTTGTAATACTCACATACTTCATTGCTAGCCATGTTACTCATTCTCCTGTTTGACTTCTTCGATCTTCAGTACATCTACGTTTGTAGTGTATATATCGATTATACACTTTTCGTTCAGGACTTCAATTAAAAATGTGCGGTTGAAGCATTCTATGTTATCACGCGTCTCGTTTCATGATTGTATAAACCAGATCATCATCAACGTATGCGTTAACCATCGACTTGGGTTTAAACATCAATGCGTTCGAAGGAGGGTATAGGTTATCACTGTATAACTCAATACCACGATGACCATGAAGAGCACGGCGATACTCGGTGTGGTGGATTTCTGTATAATGCCCCGCGAATGCCTCATATACACTATGACCACCAAGTACACAAATGGATTTAAATGGTGTATTGTTCTGTTGTCCGTACATAAAGGTATAAATTAATCGACGTAATTCCATCATCCCGTTGCCAGTCGTCCATTTACCAATAGAGTCTTCGTCGATGTCGATGACCCATGATCCTCTTTTAAACTGATAGATTGACACCCCAATACCCGACGATACCCATACAAGATTTTGTTGTCTGAGAAAACGTCCAAATCCATTCTTCAGGTTTTTCATCTCATTGAACGTATTCTCACCCACGACAACTAATGGTGCGTCCATGTTGTCAAATACACAAGTGGTGATAGATTGGTCAAGTTGCTTAACTGGTTCAGGCATCCGTGTGGTGATTGCTTTTCCTTCTCTATCTACAATACACCCATTAAAATCTGTTAATAGAACGCCAATCGTTGGGATAACCATTATTTCTCCTATTCATTTTACTTTAAGTTAAGTGCTGACCTGAGTTTATCTTTCCCTTTCCCACTGGTCAACCCTTCTTTGGATGATGTTGTTTGTTTTTTCTTCGCAGCGGAAGGAACCGGAGAAGAATGCTTTGTAACAGACGAGATTCCCTTACCCGATATACGCAATGTTTTAGGGCAACGATATAATTTGATACCGTTGGGATTCTTCGACCCATTACGGAGCTTAACCGGAAGTGCTGTCCACGAGTCGTTTTCGCGATCTTCGTCCGTCTCTACTAAGGCAACAACCGTGTCAGCACCATTCGCTTTTGAGATACCACCCGCAATATGGCTCACACTAATATCAGTCACCCCATAGGAGTCACGGTTCATCTGTGATGCACTGAAGCCATACATATTGAATTCTTCCATCATATCACGCAGTGAGTGGGTTTTGACTTCATCCCATTCGTGCTTACCATTCACCCCACGCGGGATGTTACCGTTACTGAAAATATCAATATAATCAAGTAACAACGAGTCTGGGTACTTCCCGTACTTCAGGTGGTACTCCATGATAAGGCTTCGTAGGTCATTAAGACCAAAACTAGACCCCACCCGCTTGGTTACAATACGACCATACTCATCCTTGACGTCGGATAACGCATTCGCAATTTGTTCCGCATCGGGATTCTTTGATATGGGGACACCGGACACCAATGAATCGAGGCGACGAGAATACATATCTTCGTTCATTTCAACGGATACAATAAGACAGTCGAGTTTCTGGTGGGCCAGCAGTGTAGCAAAATTACCAAGGGTGACGGATTTACCAACACTCGTTCCTGCCATGACAATCACTAACTCACCCCGACGAATATTCCCGATTAGATCATCAAATTCTGGGATTCCGATACCACGTTCGTCTAGCCCAATCCCCGTCATCTCAATACGACTCTTTGGGTCGTCAAACAGATCAGTACCCACATTACGGTTGATGCTGATGGTAACAACGTCTTTCATCAACTGAAGAACGTCTTGCATTTGGTTTGTTTCAACGAGATCGACACTCGCCAGGATTGCTAGCTGAGCAGCCGATTTCTGGCAATGTGATTCTATCTCATCAAGCACCCATTGTTTTTCATCTGCATCAATAGGACGATTCTTCAATACAATGCTTGTCTCTGCTTCAATCATGTCCAGTGTTGGAAGGTTATGGTATTCAGCAAAGTATACCTGTGTGAACGAGACAAGCTGGTTGAGCGGTGGCTCAAAATATTCGTCTTTGAGAATCCCATACGCCTGTATGAAGATTTCCCTGTTAGTGATCAGGTATTCTAGTAGTAATTTTTCTTTCTTATTAATCAGATCACTCATCATGACTCCTTGTTATGTGACCAAAAACCATAGGCAACGCGAGCCTTGATGGGGTCGGTGAAAATGTGTTCTCGCATCATACGAGCGGTGGCAAGAAGACCATATTTAACCACACAATCGTTTAGATCGCTAACATTATTCCACGAAGGAACGATCATCTTCCACCCATACCGTTTCATCGCATCCAGATATTTCTCTCCACCCTGGTTGTCGGGGAACAGGTGTACGTCTTTTCCTCGTAGAATAAACGCCTGTTCCTTTGATATGTTGTGGCTAAGACTGCCCACAGCAGAAGGAAAGGATAGCGAGTCCATAACACCTTCAACGAGTATTGGTTTTTGTTGTAGCTTTCCTTGATTGATTAACAACAACCCACTGTTATCCTTCGTGTGTGTTCGGTACTTAGGGCCATCACCGAAAGGATTGATTAATTGAAAACCAATCAATTTGTTAAAGTAGTACATCGGGTACGCACCGATATCCTTGTCAAAACCATCCCGTATCACATACAGAGGGGTTGGATCGCATCGTCTATCGTCGAAAAACTTGATCAATTCCACGTCCCTGGTTCTTATCGGTGTCCAGTGTTCGGGTATTGACATATTCTTGTATGAGTGTTCGGTGTATAACTCCTGTTCTAGTTCTTTCTGAATCTTTAGCTGAAGAGACGACTTCTTCATTCTAAGCTCAACGGGTATCGTAACACCAATCGTCGCCATAAGTTCTTTGAATTTCTTTGATACAGGTTGGTCTTTTTCATAGACAGAGGTAGCGGTACAGCTAGCCTTGAAACAATGAAAACCGATAGTCTCGGTATCGATCTTCCACCCACCCGTCTTCTTCCTAGACTCACCACAAGCAGGACAATAACAAGCCATCCATCCGGTGCTATTAGGTCTGTCCATCTGAACAGCCGAGTATATGTTGTTAGCTAGATCATCGTAACTATTATCCATATCACATAAATTCCATCAATCGAATGAGGTCTGTTAATTTAATAGGCTCAGAGAATAACATATGATTGTCTTCGTTGGTAATGATTCTACGCACTCTTTCATCTGGGACACGTGCTATCGCTACACGACCACTCGCATGGGTGTAGAAAAAGTAGTTAATCGAGTGAGTGCCTATCATAGTTTTGCCACACAAAAAACTCACATCAATCACTTTAGCTGTCTGTGATTGTAATACAAATGCAGTGGCACTATGTACGAAACGACGACCTACTATTTTCAGTTCAACGGCGCGTGGTATTGCCTCATATGTTATTGTCCCGTACATTTCAACCATAAATTACCCAATAAATAACAAAATATAATGAAGGAAACTCTTATGAATGATTGTTCTTTTCTCGATGTAGTTAAAACTAAACAAAAAACACGGCTTGGTGTTATCGATTATTGCAATAAAAAACAAATCATCTTTTATGATTTTACCCATGACCAAACCCCAAACCTACGAATCATGCTCTTGTTATGGTGGGCTGGTGATTCTGCCTTTAACCGTTTTTCTATTTTTAGTCAAATGAACTTTCCACAAATTCGATTACCCGAACCCATTATCATCCCAATCAGTGCCATCACCAATGACGTTGATCTATCTATAAACGAAACAGGTGGGTTGAGTGAGAAAGTTTCATCGAATCTGAAATAAATCCATTTTATTCAGTATGGTTGCTATCATCACTGCGTATGAGTAGGCATGGGCTTTTTTAAAGAATGCCTGATTATTAGTCGGACGTAAGTATAACTGACGCCGGACTGACTTCTTATTATCCAGATACCCATCTATCAGGTGAGTTTTTCCTGGTCTGATCAGTGCCAACGCGTCAGCAAGGTCATCCACCGATGTAATATCAAGTGACTGTATGAAATCAAAGTGATTACTGATATGTGGCAATCGGCTAACAATCTTCTTGTCTTTCAATAACCGCCAGTTTGGTTCTTTCTCTGACATCTCCCGTACTTCTTCCTTACTCATAAACCGATCATAAGATGTGTTGGTCAACAGATCGATCTTAATGAACCCATACTCGTCGCCATAATGGTGGTCAAATGAACAAATCCCCATTACTTTATCAATAGGGACTATATCAAGATACACACCACTTGGGTGTATGGATAGTGATTCATGTTCTTCGTTGTAGACCATAGCACGAGTACCATACACACTACGATCTAGTCCCGATTTGACATCAATATCAATATCCCATTGGTTACTCAACTGATAGTCTGACATCAATAACCTCTTTAGTGAAAGGGTTGATTGCCGAAAGAATTCCTGATTCATAGCAACCAGAATCAATATTCATTACGTTTCCTGTCATATCACCAGAATATGCCCACGACATATGCCCGTGAACCTGCAACATCGGTGACTTATGGTTTCTAACAGAATTCATCCTGTCGCCCGTGGTTTGGTGAACGCTCACATCGTGTAGACTATCAAACACACCAATGCCACCGTGCGTTATCAGACATTGGTGTCTGGTGTCTGGGTTTACTAAACGAATAAACGATTTTGCGTTCTTCATGTACTGCAACACTCTTTTTTCAGCATCAGGAGATAATTGGTTAACCTCGGTGTGAGTGCGTCGTCGAGCATGTGAGCGACATTCCTTACCGTCTAATCTCTCTTGTAAGAAGCATAACTCATGATTCCCCATCGTCATACCACGGAATCGAGGCTCATTGCACAGAAGCTTTAAGCAAGCAACAGAGGCAGGCCCGCGATCAATCACATCACCAACACTGTAAATGGATGCGGATTGGGGTATTTTATCCAATAATGCCTTAAGGTGGTCAAAATACCCATGAACATCACCGATCACGAAAACATCACCAAATACCGCTTCGCTGTTAAGATTGGATAATGTTGTTTCGATGACTGCCTTCATGTCCATAAACGAACCCTCGTAAAAACGAGACCCATATGCTTTACGGATGGCTTCGGTGGAATTAAAATACTTACTAACCTGAATATTAATCACTTCATCAGGAACGGCTGCTCCTTCGATCACACCAGCACGACGACGAGCCATCACATCCATAGACGCGACCGTATTAGGGAGCAATGACGTAATGATGTAGTCACAGCCCCATTTATCGGCTATGGTTGTGAGTTTTTTGATGCTCTTGGCTGATAGATTGGTGGCATCCATGATGGTAATCATGCGGTACTGGCACCGCCATTTGAGGCGGTGGTTAATTTCAGGCCAGATTACACTCGTATGACTCGGGAGTACATTCATAGAACCATACATATCAACTCGTAGATCATTCGTAGAGATGACCATATTGGGTGTTACTAACCCCGACGAGATTGATTTTTGTAGGCGTGTTTTTCCTGATCCACTGATACCACGTAGAATAATTAGCATGTTATAAATCCTTGACTAATGAGAGATCGCCATAGCTTTCTGCGAATGATTCGCGTAAATAATAATCTAGGTTATCATCTCCTTCGGCGTACATCAAGAGGGATTCTTTGTCTCTGTGATGTAGTTGTCCATGTTGCTTGACCCATGCGTAGGTAGCCTCCTTTGTCTTATAGGAAGCGAAGCCAACCTGTAGAATCTCCATCAATGAGCAATATGCCGCATCAAGAAATTCTTCACAATCGTCCATTATGGTTTCATACGCATCATACAGTTCTTCGGGGATAATCTCATACGCAGTATCACTATCATAGTGCTCTAGGAAAATCTTCTTAGTTTTGTCATGTCCAAACTGATACAGGTAACGATTCTTTACAAACCAATCAGTCTTAATTTTCACACGAAAATGATCAGTTAGGTCATGTAGAATGAATCCCTCAGTGTCCTGTAGACCGAACAAGTAATCAATTACCACACCAGGGTCATCGGTTTTGATAGTCTCCATTACTTCTTCTATGGTTGTGTAATCACTCGGTGCTTTGATACCCATCTCATCACATGCAGCAATGAGAAGGGAACGTTCTACGGGCAACTGGCTGATGCGGTCATTAACACCAATCAAAACAGCACGGTCTCCACCCGTCTGCATGTACCGAGAAGTCATTAGATGAGGGTCATAATAAGAAATGATCTCAAACATGAACGTCCATTCGGGGGGTAGGCATTCCAATACCGCGTCGGTGAACCCCGCTTTTTCGATTAAATCACGATCAGCACCAATCCACTCATGGTCAAACGATCCCTTGGTTGTGTTAATCCATTCGTCTCCATCATTGAAGAGAATCGATAAATGACCGTTCCATTTTGTATCAAGAATGATATTGGATGGATGTTCTTTGATTCTCTCCACCCATGCAGAACGTGATGTAAGCTTCGTTTCGTCCATATTAAAAAACTTAGGAAAAGGACAGGATAGAAGATTCCCTTCACGATTATAGACATGCCCACGCGCATTGATGGTTTCTTCAGTCCAGTGCTTTTTATAGAATGCTTTCTTCTTGTACGTATGAATAAAGAGGTCTTTTTCTTCATGTTCTTTGACATTCACAAACGATGTCATTATTCACAATCCTTAATATAGTTTCATAATTTCTTGAAAGCGGATTTGATAGTCCAACGGGAGTGATGCGATAACTGTGTATTGGTCAATCCCATGGAACTGCATATAGTAGGCGGGTGATATATGTGCCTTTTCTACGCTTAGAATAAAGAACTTTGTATCTTCCTGCAAGCAATTTTCGTTTCGATCCATGAAAACATCATTATCGATGTAATGAGGATTCTGGTGCAACCATGTTCTGAAAGAATGAACCGTCCCTTCGCCTCTGCCTTGTTTCAGGATAGCGTTGACCATCTTGAAACCTTTAACATCACGTACCCATGCATAGTAGAGTTCTGGGCTTTTCACTTCATGTACCGAACAAAAGACACTAAACTTGATCATCGCACCGTATGTCTTGTGTTTTCGGAATGCCATCAAGGAAGTACGTGCTTGACTTCCTGAATCAGCCATGATTGCCATGAAGAGTTTACGTGCCATTTCTTCGCGGTGTGTTCCTTGGAACAGCGTCTTAACATTATAACAGTCTTGTTCGTCAATATGTGACTGGCACCGTTTTTCTTGTTTGTATTCTTTCTTACACACCGGACAATTGTACCCACCTTTCTTGAAGATGGGTTTTGCGTCTGTGTAAATGTGTTCTATATCATTCATCAAAGGGACAATGCTCATAACTCAGAATCCTCAAACGTCAGTAAAATTTCTTTCTTGTCTTCGTCCGTTAGGATTCTTGCATAATCCCTGGCCTCACGCAAGCTGCATTGGTAGTAATGGGCGATGGATTTGGTTTCTTTGTTTTGAGACGAAGAACCACCCTTAACAAATGAATAACGGGTGTTATCAATATCACAGTTAGCGGACACGAAAAGTTTCAGTAGTAACCGAGGGTGCTTGTGTAGTGAAAACACCTTATCATTCATATACATATCAGTCATGATTGAATGAACGGACGTGTTCTCATCAGCCCCCATCCCCCAACTTAGAAGTAGATAAGGAGAAACTTTCTTCACTTCTTCATCAGTCATCGCATCAACTTGTGCGAAATCCCCCGTATTTGCCTTTCGTAAAAATGAAAACAAATCACTCATTCGAATCTCCCATGATTCTATTTTTAGCTATCTCAAAATATTCTTCATCCAGTTCAATACCGATGAATTTACGGTTTAGATTCTTAGCAGCTACTCCGGTTGTACCACTGCCCATTGTGAAATCAAGAACTGTTTCACCTTCGTTTGTATAAGTGCGGATTAGGTACTCCATTAGGGC